TTTGGTCCAGGTAACTACTCAACTGGTTTCCCTGCAAGACAGGAAGTATTACTAAGTTCTATTCAAGACTTCTATGCTCAGTCTAAGAAGCAGAATGGTGGTTTAGTATTCTACACTGGTCTTAACTCTAATGGTGACCTATACATTGGTAATCGTAAGATTGATGCTATCACTGGTGAAGAAGAATTCCTAGAGTCTGCAACACTTGTTGACTCTGCTGATGAGGATGATGTAGTTGATAGTCTTGTTACAACCTTTGATACTGCTGTTACATTCAATGAGTATATCACAGTTAATGGTGGTGAAGCACAAGATAAGACAAGCACATTTAATTCACCTGTAACTATTAATGTTCCATCAACAGTTAGAGATGGTACTTTAGGTGTTCCTGGTATTGGTACTCTAACTTCACTTAAGGTAACTTCTTTAGTTTCTAATACAAAGGATGATGGTTCTTTAGATAGAACAGCAATGACGAAGAATCGTCAGACTGGTGGTGATATTATAATTGCTGGTAATAGAATTACTGCTGGTGTATTCCAGTGGAACCAACGTGGTTCTGATGGTACAGGACAAGGATATAAGATTCAAACTCATATCACTGGAACTGCTGGTTTAGCATCTAATGTAACTCCAGATCAAGATGCTACTTATAGTAATGATCAGATCGTTGCTTATGGTGCTGCTGGTGGACCTAGAACAGGTGACATGTTACTCAAGGGTAAGCAAGTCGGTGGTTCTGGATCTCTTGGTTGGATTCTTGCTAATCAATTTGCTGATGTAGAATCTAAGATAGAGAAACTTGTCTATAACAATAATAGTACTGTAATAGTTCAGTTGAAGACTGGTATTACAAACGATAATATTATTGCTGGTGGTATTTCATCTGGAATGGAAGTTAAGATTAGTGGACATACCGATTCTGAAGTTAATGGAACATGGCAGATTAATGCTGGATTTGTTTCTTCTGGTAGTACATTTAATATTAGTCTAGATCCAAGTTCTTCTCCTAGTGGAGAGAATGTTTGGGCAAGTCAACCTGCCAGTGCAACATTTGAAATTGCTTCTTCTTCTTGGAAGGAATGGGGCGTACTTGGTGCTCAAGCATTTAGAACTAATACCCAAAAAATTGGTGAATTTAAGGTTGGTATTAACACTGTAGCACGTTCTGCACATGACGCATACATAAATGCATTTGTTTCTGATGAGACAGATCCACGTGCTAATTTAGATGTCGTTGGTACAGTATTTGTTAGTGGTAAGACTATTCAATCTTATGCAAATAATTCTACTGTAACTAAGACAGAGACTAACGAAGATAATGCATTCTTGGTTGGTGGTAATAGTATAAGTCCTAACAGTGTAGCAACATTTAGAGTTTCTACTACAAATAATGGCAGGGTTGGTATTAATACTAACCTTGGAAATATGAACAGTACCTTAACTGTTACTGGAACATCTGAGTTCACTGATGATGCTGTATTCCAAGAGGATGTTGCAATCAATGGTGGTGGTACTGGTAGTACCAAGGCTGCTGATATAACAACTACCATTAGTGATGGTACAGTTAATCTCTTCATGACTGGAACCTTTAAAGGTCTCACAACTGGAGCACGACCAACTCAAGGTCTAAAGGTTGCTGGTGATGCACAGAATATTGAACTTGGTAATGTAACAACAGGTATTCAGAATATCAAGATTGGTAATACCAGTACTGATAGTCAGATAACAATTGGTGCTACTGTTGATGGTTCTGGTTCCAATGCATCTAGAAATGTTATTGGTGGTGCATACGCTAGTGATGAAACTAAGTCAGTAACTCAGATTGATACTAAGGTATTATCTGTTGCTGGTGATATAAGATTTGGACAAACTATTGATCCTAACACTGGTAGTGTAGTTTCACCAGCATTGAGAGGTGCAGGTGCTTTTGTCAACTTTGATTCTAGTTCTGAGACATTTAATTTCTTATCTGGTAATAGTACCACAAGTATACTTAACTTTGGTTTAAATGCGTCCGATATTACAATTGGTTCTCAGGGTGGTGACACAACAATTAGAAATAATCTAACTGTTGATGCTACTAGCACATTTAACTCTACACTGAAGTTATGTGGTGGTTATGCTAACTACTCATTCACTGGATACAGAGCACAGTCAGGATCTTCACTTAAGGCACATACTGCTTCTAGTGGTACTAATCCATCAAGAACTGTTGATATTATTAATGTTCTTGCATATCCTCCTAATATAGGAGATGGTAGATATAATAGATTTGACGAAGGTGGTTCTGGTGATTGGGGTAATGCTTCATGGAGTAATGAGATAACTACAGGTATTCCTGCTGGTGATCCTACATTACCTGCACTACCTGCTGGTGAGTTCTATCTTCCATTGAAGTGGAAGCCAGTAGATCAAAATGGAGATCTTTGGTTCAATGTTAATGATATTTTATTGTTAGATACTGTTGAACAGTCCAATAGACATTCTGAATTTGTTAAGGTTGCTGGTCTTCCACGTGTTGCTAGTGCTCCATATTATATTAGTGTAACAAGACAACCATTTGGTGATCTTAATACAACACTTCCTGTTCAGAATTCTACTGATGGTCATGAAGATGAGACTGCTATTTACAAGTGTACAGTACAGTATGATTCTACTTGGTTGACTCAATCAATTGGTGCAACTGGTACTGAAGCAGATGTTTATCTTGCTCAGTTTGGTGGTGTTTTAATTGGTCGTGAATCTAGACAAAGTTCTACTAAGACTAATGCACAAGGACAGATTGTTGCTAACCCACAATTTGTTGATGTAAATGCTCCAGGTGATTATGTAATTCTTTCACGTGATGATAGTACAAATCCAGATACAGGTGAAATCTTAGAACTTAAGACTACACTTATTGAGACTGCTAAGAAGTTTATCATTAGAAATGGATGTTCTGGTGCTGCTGGTGAAGAAGATATCTTTGTTGTAGATTCTGTAACTGGTAAGGTAACTATTATTGGTGACCAAGAGGTAACTGGATCTCTCACAGTTAATGGTAAGTGTGCTACACCATATGTTAATGATCTTGCAAATAGAAAGTTAACTATTAATAATGGATCTGGTATCACTACATTTGAAGTTGATACTTGTACTGGTGATACTGTTGTTGGTAATACACATGCAACAGTATTCATGCTTGCCGAGCAATTCGGAACAGCTCCTGCTGCATATACTAAGGGTAGTGATAAGGTTTACTCATATAGGCATGATCCTCTATCAATTCAGACAACTGGTCCTAAGACAACTATTGGTGCTAATGTAGCTGCTGTTGATACCAATATTCAAATTGCTGGAAATCATCTTGCATTTGCTACTGGTGATTTGGTCGCAATATATGTTGATGACACAGCAACAGTTCCTGGTAAGATTGAGATTATTCAGTTAACTGATGCTCCATATGAAGGAACTGGTGCTAATGCTGGTAAGTACTTCTTACCTACTGGTTCTAATTCAACATATCCTAATGGTGGTAGAGGTGTAGAAGATACAACGGCAACAACTTGGTCAGCAGGTGATAATGTTGTTGTTCTAATTCCTATGGGAGAAACAACACTATTACGTGATATACCTGCTACACGTGATGCTAGAAAGAACGATACAACTCTTAAAGCAAGAACACCTAACCAGAGTGATATTAGATTAGAGATTCCATTGGTTGATGGAGATATTATTGCTCCAAAACTTGATTACATTACATATGTAAGAATCGGAGAAGAATGGTTTAGACCTGATAGTGTTCATGGTGGTAATGTTTGGAATCCTACTGCTGGTCTGGATCCAGATGGTGCAGTTAAGAAACCTAAGAGTTACAGGTCAGGTTCAAACACTAGTGGAGATCCAATAATAGATCTATACAATGGTGGTAAGACTACTATCCATGATGATTTGGAAATCCATAGTGGTGTCCTTAGAATGTATGGTTCTGATGGCAAGACACTGATTGCTTCTATTGCTAATGATGATGGTCACGTTGGTGATGGAGCAGTTAATGATCCTAAGATCAATAAAGCAGGTTTGACTGTTAAGGGTGAAGGTAACTTCTATAGTGATCTTAAAGTTTATTATGAATCATGTATTGGTACTGGATTATGTTCTACTGATACTCAGTTTAAAGTTACTGCATTTGACGGTAGTGTTGACCTCGGATACAAGTATTATCAGGAGGGTAAACTTAGTGTAGCACCTGACGAAACTGATGCTATATTCCATATTGATAATCTTGGTGGTGCTGGTACTGGTACAGAAGGTCCAAAAGACTTCAAGATTTATCAGAGTAATGCTATTGACTCGTTTGGTATTGAGAAGTATTGGACTGCTGGTGGTGGTAGAAGATATACATATGTTCAGTTTGATTCTGGTCAAGGTATTGGACAGCAACAAACTAATCCGTTGAAGATTAACCAGAACTACTTAATTAATGTTACTAGTGGAAATAATATAATATTATATCTTCCAGATGATGCACAGACAGGTGATATGATTAGGTTTATTGAACTTTCTGGTAACTTAACTTATAACACAAGTCTTGTTATAAGAGCTAAGAAGGTAAATAATACAGCAGTTCCTATTCAAGGTGACTCCAGTGGGTCCACTATAGCAGCTGGTCAGGGTGCAACCGATCCTCTTTGGGATTCAGGTGAACTAATTGTTCAAACAAGGAATGCATCATTTGGTCTTGTTTATGTCGGAACAGTAGATATTGAAGGATCTACAGAAACACAAACAATTCCATCTTCTCTAAGAGGATGGTGGTTACAGGAGTTATAATCTATGTCAGCAAGATACGATTCAATTAAATCTATGAGAGCTGCCAGAATTGGCACGATCATGCCTTGGGGAGGAGATGGAGGAAATGGTAATCTTCCATCTAATATTCCTAAAGGGTGGATTACTTGCACAGGGCAGCAAAATTTAATGGCTAAAGATTATCCATTGTTAGCTGCTGAACTTGGAGATACTTATGGTGGTGACATGACTACTGGTAGTCCTGTATTCCCGTATCAAGATAGTACTGCATCATTTGGATTACCAAACTTATCTTCGTATGTTGTTGTTGATTTAGAACCATCTCATTTAGCTGATCCAAAATATCAATTTAATCAGAATGATGCTGCTCAAGTTCTTGGTGATGCAGTTAAAGATTTAGGACAAACAACACCTATTAATACACAACGTGAAGCAGTAGCAGCATTAGAATTTACTCTTAACTTAGCTGGATCATTATATGTTAAGTATACTGGTATTCAATTAAATGCTCCTGATTTTAATGAGAGTGTATATACATTAAGTCGTAAGTTGGGTATGAATCATACTCCCAGACACAGACATGCTGATACTATTCCATCAGCTAATGTTCGTTCGGCTGGTGGTCAACCTTTTCATGTACCCATGAACCCTGTAAGAATGTTTGGTGATGCAAAACCTGATATATGTACTGCTGCAACAAGGAGTCCTGTATCATGTGAGGTTACTCCTGGTCTTACTTTACCATCATGGGCTAATGGTAGAGCAGAGATAACTTATTATGCTACTAGTGATATGGAAGATTCATTACCAATGATGAGTGGGTTTAAGGAGTATATTTCAGATACTGATGGTAAAGATTATTGGGGTTACATACCAGCAGGTGATGATGAATGGAAGAAATCACATTTGGGAACAGCAAGAACAGCAGTTGGTAATGATGATAGAGGTTCTGGACATAAAGATCCTACATATACACAATCTATTGGTCAAAATGGTGTAACACAAGAAATACCTCAGACAATACCAATGGATACTCATAAACAACCAGCATATAAGGGTATGTTTCCGAGACCAGTTGAAGAGGGAGGAAGACCAAACTTTTTAGGATATACTGATCTTAGTAATCCTGCTAATAGTCCACCAATTAAGGGAGGTATAACAGATCATCCAGAAGAAATGGATGCATTTTTTGTAGATGACGTTGTATTTTCTGCTGGTGCAATGAGTATTACTCTTCCTACTGGTGTAGATATTAGAAGAGAGTATGGTGCTAGTCCTAATAATTGGTATCAGTGGGATAAGATAACTCCTTTCATGTATGTTACTACAGCTAGTGCTGATGTCAAATATAAGTATCTAGAAGAAGGAACACAGATATTAAGTATGGAAAGATTGACTAGTGGAGCATATAAATTAAATTTGAATTGGCCAATTAAAGCTGATTCTGGATCATCAGGGATAGAACTTAAGTTTAGACATGCTACTTATCCTACAAGTTTGAATACAACAGGACCACTTAAGAATCCTCTTAATGCTCAGTTTAAATCTCATAATCATGATAGTTTTGAGATATTTCAGCATACAGGTTCAATGCCAACACAAGCAGGAACTTTTCTAACAACATATACTGCTGCTAATGCAAATGGTAGTTCATTACAACCAGATGCCATACCAAATGCTCTAAATATTTCTATAGATTCAGCACAACCTTCTGTAACTACTACGTTCATTATTAAAGCATTCTAATGGCAAAGTTTTATTCAAAAGAAAGATCTAAGTATGGTAATCTTACTGGTCAAATAATAATTTGGCCCGTTGAATATGATGGAGCACCTGATGATGGATTCAATCCAGTTAATTTACCAGCAGGATATTTAAAGTGTGATGGTACTAGGTATCAAGCAGAAGATTATCCACAGCTTGCTGCTATTCTTGGTACGGGAAGTAATACTACATTTAAGAGAACTAATTTAGATGGATCTGATTTTGATACAGTAGCAGATACTCAATTCATGGTTCCTGATTTAGGATCAAAGTATCCTGAACCAACTTCAGGTGCTAATACTGGTGTGTATAATAATATAAGGAAAGAGAATAAGCAAGGAATTGAGAAGAGTAGATCAGGAATTGGAATAGACGCAACAGTAACACAAGGAACTGATGGGACTATTCCTTTAACATATAGTGGAACAATTGTTGTTCCTAGTCAAGAAATTCCTATACCAGGAAAACCATCATATCAATATGGTAGTGCTACACATTATACAGAATCAGGATCAGTAGAAGATGTTGCTATTCATCCTCATGCTCACTTCCATCAAGGTGTGAAACCTAGAACAATGGAGAGTACCAATAGTGTTACTAATGATACACCAGCATTGTATGGATATACTGGTAGATGGACTGCTACAACAATTGATATTGAAGATTGGTTAGATAATACAAGGTATACACAGTCATCACAACAAAGTAAAACATATTATGCTCAAGGTGTTACGGATGCGGAGGATAATAGTTATGGTCCATCGGGTAATGCTGATGGATTAGCACAGAATACATGTAAAGCTATTACAGCATGGAACCCTAATACTGGTACAAGTTGGAGTGGTACACCAATCTTTCATAATCATCCTATCAATGATACTGTATATTGGGGTGGATGTATAGATGGGTATGGTGCTCAAGAATATAAGTATGGATGTATTTTAAATAAACCTACAAAGATTGATAGAGAACAGACTTTTGGATCTGCTAATGGTGTTAATACTACCTATTATATGCAGACATTTACTATATTACCTTTCTTTATTGGTTGTGCTCCTTACATGGGACAGGACGATACTAACGCTGACGGTGATGCTAAGATTACAGAAGCACCTACATATGTTGCTGGTGCTGTTGGTGTTCCTATAGACAGTAACAATGTTAGTCTAGCAGATGTTTTACCATTAAATAGTGAAGAAGGAGTAACTACCAGACGAGCAATATTATCTGTTAATTCTGAGTTGACAGAAACATCAGATTTGACTCAAGAATCTGGTGACCCAACTGTTCATACTCATAGAATAAGACTTGAACCAGATGATAGTGTTAACGGTGGTAATCACAGTTATAAAGTAAAGACTAGAGCATTAGAATTAGAACCAGAGAATCTTAAAACAACAATTACTATTGGTGAGGATGCATCGCATTCAATTGATTCTGCAACACAACCATTTATTATAATGGAGTATTTAATAAAGACATGACCGTATCATCACAGAGTTATAGAAATACCAGAAAGGGATACTATACAGATTATTGTGTAGAAACTACTCCCATTGGAGCTATTGTACCTACATTTAAAACAGAAAAGAATTCATACGATCATCAGTTTATTAAATCATCTGCTGCTCCTTATCCAGGATTAACTGAGACTTCTGGTAATGCATATCAGAATGGTGATGATCCAGCATATACACATCCAGGATATTTGTATTGTGATGGATCAGAGTATAATATTGGTGATTTTCCAGCATTATATGAAATTATATCTAATGATTATGGTGGATTAGCAAGTGAGGGTGTCACTGTAACTAATGCTGGATCTGGATACACTAGTGCTCCATCAATAACATTTTCTGCACCACCAACAGCAACACCAGTAAATTATACAGCAGAAGGAAAGGTTGAAATTGCTACTGGTAGTGTTAGTAAATTTATTCTAACTGCTGGTGGAACTGGATATACATCTGCTCCTACTATTACTGTAGGTGAGGCATGGTTGTCTGGAAAATTATATGCTACAGGAGATCAAGTATTTAATGTTGGTAAGGTGTACACTGCTACAAGTGGCGGTAATGCAGGTTCTACTGCACCCACACATACTACAGGAACAGTATCTGATGGTACTGTAAGTTGGTCATATGCTGGTGTTCAAGCAATTATAACTGTTCTTAGAGTTCATCCAACAACAGGTGTAGTAACTAAAATTACTAAGCTTAATGTAATGGAGTGGTTAGGTGATCAGAATTTAGGAACATTTAAAGTTCCTGATATGGTTGCTAAGAAAGTTGTTGGTAATGGTCCTGTGTATGGTAACAACTCACCTAATATTGGTAATAGTAATCTTGGTGTTGGAACTACTGGCGGTGCTTGGTATCTTGATACAGATCAGCAAGATGATTACTTCTCTCTTGGTAGAATAATAACTACAGGATATGATTTGGTATCAGATTCAGTATCTTCTGATATTATTGGATCTCATACAGTTACCATTAAGATGGATGATCAGAAATTAAGTGGTCCTCCACAACATACTCATGCTGTATATTCAGCAACTCCAAATGATCAATTTGATATTGCAGAGAGTTCTGGTGATAGATATCTGAGGTCATATACACAAACAACTAAAAGAGTTGATAGATTTGAACCTGTTAATGGTCAGGTATTAAGACATACACATGGTTTATTGAGAAGACCAAATACATCTCTTGATGTTGCTACCTATGATGTTTTAGATTATAAAGGTGGTGCAGGAGATGCTGGATCAATTCAGAATCCTAGAAATACTGCTGATGATGCAGATACTCCTCTTTCTGAACAGAAATATCTTGCATCTGGTGGTGCAAATGCTGGTACATGGCAAAAACAAACTTTTGTTCCACCACCAACATTTCAGTCTGCTAAAGGTACACCATATGGTGACGCTATAATTGGTGGCAGAGAGACAATTCAAGATCCAGGAGATCCAATATATGACTGGAGTTTTGATCAGACTTGGGATTCTGGTAGTGCATCCGTTAGTTTCTCTAGTTTAAATAATCCATCTGCATATAAGATAACCATGACAGGTGGTGGTGGATCAGGTGGTGCTGGTACTCTTGATGGTAATGATGGTAGTGATACTGAATTTAAATTTGATAGTGGTAATAAATTATGGATTAAGGCAGAGGGTGGAAAGAAAGGTAAAGGATGTCTAGGTGCTGATGGAGGTACACCAGGTCAAGGTGGTGCTGGTGGTGGTACTAGTGATTTAGCACCATCAGGAAGTACTGTTGGACCAAGTGGAGCTTATTCTGGTGGTGCTGGTGCTGCTGGTACTGGTTCAAAATTATTTAAAACTGCACAAGCAACAGATCCTAATACAGGTGGTTCTGGTGGTTTTAATCAGGTTATGAATAAAGGAGATGGTTCTTCTGGTGCTAACGTACTTGTAGGTGGACAGTCTGGAACTCTTACTATGACTGCTACTCCACAAACTAATACAGAACA